TCGATTAGAGCTTTGATGCGTTCGCTTACAGCTGACATAACAGCCTCCTTTGTCTACCTCGCATAGTAAATGAAAATTTAACACCTTGCGTTTAGCGCTAATGCTAAATCTGCTTTATAATGTGTTAACAGTAATTTAACTACCTTAGGAGGAGACATGAAGCAGGCTACGACAGTGTCGCTCGCGCTTGAGCGGTACGGCCAAAAGCACGGCATCACCTACGGTGTTCACAGCCAGTTGGCTAAGGAGCTTGGAGTTTGTCGCCAAACCGTATGGGGATGGTGCAAGCGCAACAGCGTGACGCCGAAATATTTGGAACAGTTTGCTCAGCTTACTGGCGTTAAAGCGTCCGAGCTGAACAAGCTGACTCGACGCGTCTGTGAGGACTGACTATGAGTTACGCCGCGATCGATTGGGCAATGCCGAAAGTCATTAAAGACGTGAACGCAAAATCTTGTCTTGTTGTGCTGGCTTATCACCACAACAAGGAAACGGGTTTGTGTTGCCCGAGCATTTCTACGATTGCGGATGAGATGGGCGTCCGGTCATTGAACACCGTCCGAAAGGCCATCGGAGTTCTCGTAGAAATGAATCTACTCACGATGTCTCGTGAATTTGGTGATCGTGGAGAAATCCTGAGCACGAGATACACCCTCAATCTCCAGTCTGAAGCGTTCAAACCAGTGAAGAAAAAGAAAGGGGAGGTTCACGACATGAAGGAGGGTCATGAGGTGAAGGAGGTTCACGACATGAAGGAGGGTCATGAGGTGAAGGAGGTTCACGACATGAAGGAGGGTGGTTCACCAAATGAAGGAGGGGTGGTTCATCTCGTGCAGGGGGGTAGTTCATCTCATGAAGGAGGGGTGGTTCACGTGGTGAACCCTAACAAGGAAGTAGAACAGGGAAAGGAACAGATAACTGGAACAGAGAAGGAAACAGGGAATAGCTTGCCCGCGCAAGCGCCGTGGGAAACCGATCATTTTGACAACACCGTCAAAAAGATCGAAAAGCCGAAACGGCAAGCAACGGACAAGGGGTCTCGACTCTCAATCACAGAACTCCCAGACGACTGGAAAGCTTTCGCCGAACAGGAAGAACCCGACCTCGACCCGCAACGCCTCTTTGAAAACTTCCACGACTACTGGAACGGACTATCAGGAGCGAAGGCAATCAAAAAGGACTGGACGGCCACATGGCGAAACTTCGTCAGAAGCTTCCACAACGCCGAAGACTGGAAACGTCGTCCGATGCTCAAACGTGCTCCTGTCCATTCACCTTCAAGACCTGGTCAGTTCGTTGAGAAAAAACAATCCGAGCGTGACTACTTTGACTGGTAAACAAAAAATTGACTACTGACATCACCACGAAACTCAAAACGGCCTGTGCCATTCCCGCCTCAAAGGAGGTGACGTTCGAATGCCAGATTCACGGCGTCCAGACGTACACCACCTATCAGCGTCGCGACGGCTCTTGGGCTGAGCCGTACTGTCCGGCATGCCGAAGGATCGAGAAGAAACGCGCCGAGCTGCTTGCAGAGATGCAGGCGGACGCGAAAGAGCGCGCCGTTGGCTTGACTCGTGCGCTTCACTGCGAACGTCCTCTTGACTTCGACGTGCCTTGTTTCTCCAACTATCAACCGGAGACGCAGGAAGAAGAGCGCAACCTGTCCATCTGCCGCCGCTTTGCCGAGCGGTTCACGGAACGTGAGCTTGAGCGAGAGAGGGCGCATAACGCACAGGAACCGGATTGGCGCGCTAAAAACTCCATGGGTCTTCTGCTCTTCGGCAACTATGGCACGGGCAAGACGCACCTCGCCTACTCGATCCTGAAAGAGCTCGATCGTCAGGGGCTGCCTGGGTACTACATCACAATTCCCGACCTCTTCGACCGCATCTCCGACCGCGTCAATCGCATTGACGTGGCTGACGTGCTCGGGAAACTCTGCATGGTGTCTTGTCTCGTACTGGACGAGATCGGTGTCCAGTCTGGCGACGCCGACGAGAAGAAGCGTCTCTACCAGATCATCGATGGACGCATCAAGAACGGACGACCGACGATCCTCGTCACGAACCTCGACCGCTCTGAATTGGTGAACCTCTTGACTGAGCGCGTGGTTTCTCGCGTCATCCTGTCGTCTTACAAGCTCTTCTTCACGGGACGCTGTCGACGCGAACAAACCCGTCATTCAGCTGAGGAGGTGTTCTGATGATCCTCGACGAATTTACAGGACGCAATTGCACGTTTTCGGCTCAATCGCGGCCATTTGTTACCTGCTTAAGGACGTTTTCCAATGAAATATTTTGAGATCCAGGGCTTTAAAAGCTACTTCGTTCGAGAGGATGGACAGGTCTTCTCTCGCGGTCAGTCGTGGACCTTCGGCAATTCTCGAACGTCCTGCAAACCCGTGCCACTCAAGCTCTCCAAGTACGGCAAATACTCTCTTCGATGCTGTGCGCAGCCGATTGCTCTGTCGCCGGAAGAGGTGTGGGAGAGGAAGGGCGCTGAACTACAAATAACGCTTGAGGGGGCGAAATGAGGCGGAAGCATCTGCGCGTATCGGTCCCGTGGCCGTCAATTGTCCTTTCTCCCAATGCTCGCGTTCATTGGGCTAAAAAAAGGACAGAGGTCCAGAAAGCAAGGAACTACGCCTACTGGGAGACTTGCTCCCGCGCCCACGGTGAGCGCGCTGTTCCCTTGAGGCGCATCGAGTACAAGTGCTCGTTCTATCCGCCGACACGTCGCCAACGCGATGAGGACAACTTAATCGCCTCGCTCAAGCCGACGCTTGACGGCATTGCTGATGCACTGCGGGTAAACGACAGCACGTTCCACCTGCTTGAGCCGCACGTGGGTGAGCCGGATCGCCCTCACGGGCATGTAGACATTGATCTCTACTGGACCGAAGAACATTGACAGGAGGTGAGGGCATGGAGACGGACGATATTGAACGGTGCTCTGTCGGCTCCTTGGTGCAGACGCCGACGGGGCGCATCGGCGTGATCTCTGCATGGACATACGGCAAGCGTGGGGACCTGCCTCGCTGCTTGGTGCGGTATCTGGACTCTCGTGATCGCAGAGAGTGCGCCCGCCTCTGTCCTCGCTACTTGACCGTGCTGATAAAAGGTGCGGTGTTCGTGAAGGCCGCAGAGTCCTGGATGAAAGAATGAAAGACGTAAACGAAGACACTCCCCTTACCTTGCGTGAGCAGAAGTTTGTTCGCGCATATCTCGAATCGGGCAATCAGACTCAAGCCGCCATTGCCGCCGGCTACGCGCCGTCTGGTGCGAATCGTGTTGCATACGACAAGATGCGCAAGCCGAATGTCAAGAAAGCAATCAATGCCGCAATGCCCGAAATTCTTGAAGCGCTCGGCCTCAACAAGGCGTGGGCATTGCGCAAGATGAAGGCAATCGTGGACGCCTGCTCTCAGCTGACGCCGGTAATGGACTCGTCCAGTGGTCGACAGAAGGTCGATCCTGACGGAAAGCCGGTTTACCGCATGGTCGATGCAGCCACTGCCCGCAATGCGGCCGCAGATATTGCCAAGTGGGTAGGCCTCGAGCAGGGGGAAGAGAAGGCAGACACTGCCGGCGGCGTTCTTCTGGTCGATCAGGTACCGTCCGAAGATGAATGGAGCAAGAAGCATGGCCGCTCCTAATGTCGTCTGGCAGCCGCTCCCCGGCTCTCAGCGCACCTTTCTTTCCTGCCCTTACTACGAGGTCCTGCTTGAGGGCAATCGCGGCGGCGGCAAGACCGACGCTCTGCTCATGTGCTTTGCGCAGATGGTCGGCAGAGGCTTCGGGCGCGAGTGGCGCGGCGTCATCTTCCGACAGACTTACCCTGAGCTTGGCGACATCATCAACAAGTCGCAGAAGTGGTTTACGCAGATATTCCCCGGTGCAAAGTACAACGTCTCTGCTCACAAGTGGACCTTCGAGACTGGTGAGGAGCTGCTGTTTCGCTTCGGCAAAGAAGAGGCGGACTACTGGTCCTATCACGGGCATGCTTATCCGTTCCTTGGTTTCGAAGAGTTGACCAACTGGAAGGACTTCAGCTTTTATGAAGCAATGCTGTCGACCTGCCGCTCCTCTGATCCGCGTGTTCCTCGATGGGTTCGAGCCACAACAAACCCATTCGGCAAGGGCCACAGCTGGGTTAAGGAGCGCTTTCAGATTGGTACCGTGCCGCCTTGCACTCCGATGGGCGACGGCCGCAAGAAGCGCCTCTACGTGCATTCCTCGCTGATGGAAAACACGATCTTGACGACAGCGGACCCGGACTATGTGACGACTCTGCGGAACCTCAAGGAACCTGCTCGACGCGCCGCTTGGCTCGATGGATCGTGGGACATTTCTGTCGGTACGTATCTCGAAAAGGTGTGGGATGCGTCGTCCTGCGTTGTCGATCCATTCCCCATCCCTGCACACTGGAAGGTATGGAAAGCGATGGACTGGGGCTACAGCAAGCCCTATGCAGTCCTATGGCTGGCGCTCTCAGAAGAAGGTGTCTTCTTTGTCTGGCGCGAACTCTACGGCATTGACGCCGACCAGCCGAACGTGGGCTCTAAGGAAAACGCTCTGGACGTAGCGGCCAAGATCAAGCGCGTTCAACAGCACGATGAGCGCTACGGCTATGAGTACCACATGGACCTGGCTGACCCTGCAATCTTTTCGAAGATCGGCGCGTCTCAATCCATCGGGCAAATCTTTCGCGGCGCTGGCGTTCGTTGGCAGCCGGCATGGAACGGCCCAGGCTCTCGCGTGAACGGCGCTCAGATGATCGTGTCTTTACTGGCTGAGGGCCGACTCAAGTTCTTCAAGACGTGCACCAACTGCATTCGCACAATCCCTCAGCTTCCGCCTTCTGACTTCAACCCTGAGGACGTGGATACGGACGCAGAAGACCATTGCTGGGACAGCCTAAGGTATGGGGTTATGCGCCGCCGACGCAATCCGAACAAGGACGATACGGAGTCCTTTACGCCTGAGTCTAAAGCTGAGGTGCGAGATGGCTCAATCACCTTCGATCCTGACGACTTCTGATGTCCTTTTCTTCCATTTCGGCAGGCCTTTTCGCTAGGCTCGATCCGTTATAGATGAGAGGTTCTATGTTTGAAAACCTTTTGATGAACAACCCGGATATGGACATTGAGCAGACGGAGACTACTGTCGTCGTCGCTCAGGAAATCCGAGAAGCGCCGCAGGAGCCGGACAAGCTGGCGAAGGAATGGTCTCGTCGCATCGAGGCCGCCCGCAAGCATTGGAGCCGGTTCTACAAGCGTTGTGAGCACAATCGCGCTCTCGTGAACGGCTTTGACTGGTCGGCTGACGGTGACTCTGAGGCCGTCATTCCGCTTCGTGCAAACCTCATCGGTGCGGCTATCGACTCCGTGCTCCCCAGCCTCTACGCTCGCAATCCTGAGATGAGCGTCGTTCCTGTCCGCAAGTCCAAGGAAGAGGCAAAACGACTGGAGACGTTTACCGATACGCTCGGTACCGTGCTCAATACGTACCTTGAGCGCGGCCGTCTCAAGAAGCGCGCCAAGGCCGCCGTCCGTGCCGCTCTGACGTGCTCCTACGGCATTCTGAAGGTTGTCTATCAGCGCAGTCTCGAAGATGATCCCATCATCCTGGGGCGCCTTCAGGACGCCCAGGACAATCTTGCGCGCATCGACGGCTTGCTCTCTCGCATTGCCGACGGTGATGAGCAGGCCGACCGGCTCGAGGTTCTGCGCAAGCAGCTTGAGCAAACCGTGAAGGGCCTCGAGGCTGATGCTGAGGCGCGTCGTGTTGACGGCCTTGTGATTGATCGCGTGCTGACTGATCAGCTCATCATTGATCCGACAATCGCAGAGTTCGACGACTACGCGCAGGCCGACTGGATGTGTCAGGTCGTCCCTATGCGCCGGCAGACGGTCGAAGAGACGTACAAGATCAAAGTCAAGGCTACGGCAACTATCTACGAGTCGTCCCTGCAGAAGGCTATCTGTGCCGCCTCTGAGCGCAAGACGCTTCAGAAGACTGGAGCTGATGAGACTGACGATGACGATCAGGTAGCCGTACTCGAGATTTGGGATCGAGTCTCCCAGCGCGTGTACACGATGGTTGAGGGCTGTGACTACTTCATTCGTGAGCCGTATTCTCCTGAGAAGGTCGGTGCTCGTTGGTACCCGTATTTCCTGCTTTCCTACAAGGCGACGGACGGCCGCTTTGTGTCGGAGTCCCTTGTCGACCTGATGGAGAAACTGCAGGCTGAGCACAACGAGACGAGAGAGACTTTCGTCGCTCATCGCAAGCTGTGCAAGCCTGGCTATGTCGCTTCTGCTGATGTCGACCAGAGGTCCATCGAGCGCTTTACGGACTCCGTGCTTGGCGAGGTTACCGTTCTTCGCAACTCCGACGGACAGGACGTGCGCAATCTGATCACGGCAAAGCAGTTCCCGCCGATTGATCCGCAGGTCTACGACACGTCGCTCATTCGTCAGGACATTGAGCAATGCACGGGCCTTCAGGACGCTATGCGCTCCACCGTCGTGCAGGCCAAGACTGCGACTGAAGCGCAAATCATGCAACAGGGCCTCAGCGGCCGTGTAGCCTCTTTCCGTGATGACGTTGAAGACTGGCTGCAGGAGATTGCTCAATATTCGGCTCAGGTGCTCTTGCGAGAACTCGAGGAGGTCGATGTCGCCCGCATCATGGGTGATCCGGTAACGCAGGTTGATCCGCTCTCTGGCGTCCCGTTCGTCGTGGATCGTCCGTATGAGTGGCCGATGGGCCTGAGTGCCGAGCAGGTCAATCGCCTAATCCGCATCAAGATCACTGCAGGCTCTACCGGTGCTCCCGACAAGCTTTCTCAGCAGGAGAACTGGCAAAAGATTCTGCCGACGCTTCAGGGCCTTGTTCAGGTGCTTTATCAGCTCAAGCCGCAGGGCCTCGACACGACGCCGATTGAGACGCTTCTGCGCGAAACGGTCAAGCGCTTTGATGATCGCATCGACGCTGATCAGCTCATTCCGCAAATCAATGCTCAGGTGATGCAACAGCAGGCCGCAATGGCTCAGGCCGCACAGGGGCAGCCTGCCGCAGCTCCTGAGCCTACGGAAGGTCAGCCGCCGCAGGATCCGGATGCTCAAGAGGCAATCCGTCAACTTGTACAACCGCTCAACCAGTGAGGTGATATATGAGCAACGAAGAGAACAACATCGTCGAACAGCCGGACCAGGTCGAACAGCCTGATGCCGCTCCTGCGGTTGAAGAACCTGCTCAGGTCGAGCCGCAGACGCCTGAACCCGCTCAGCAGGACGATGCGCCGGCTGAAAAGGTTGATCCTGTTGAGCAGGCAATGAAGGATCTTGGCATTGAGACTGAGGACCGCAAGCCTGAAGAAAAGCCTGCCGGTGATGAGCCGCAGACTCAGGCTGAGCAGAAGGAGCAGACGCCTGAGGCAAAGCCCGCCGAGGCCGCAGAGGACGACGGCAAGTCGAAGTCTGATGATGATCTTGAGGCCGAGATGGTGCGCGGCATTCGCTCTGAGCGTGGCAGGGATCGCGTCCGCAAGATGCTTGCCGAACGCAAGGAAGCTCGTACTCAGCTTCAGTCCGTACAGCGCTACATTGCCGATGCAGGGCTTGATGCCGAAGGTTTTGCGAACCTCATGAGCATCGCCAAGCTTGTCAGCTCCAATGATCCGGCTCAGCGCAAAGCAGGGCTTCAGGCGCTCGATGACGTGCGTACTGAGCTTTACAAGCAGGCTGGCATTGAAGCGCCGGGCGTGGACCTTCTCACCGATCACGCTGATCTCAAGCAGAAGGTTGCCGACATGGAGCTTACCCGCGAAGATGCTCTCGCCATTCTTCGCGGCCGTCAAGCCGAGGCCCGTCAGGTCGAAGAGGTGCGCATGCGTCAGGAGATTTCTGCCAAGCAGCAGGAGCTTCAGTCCTTCGGCACGAAGGCAATGCAGGCATTTTCTGAACGCGCAAACGACGCCAACTTCAGCGAGAAGGTTGAGGCTATCCAGAAGTATTTTTCTGTGCCTGGACGACTTGAGCAGTTTGTGAAGACGCATCAGCCTGCTCAGTGGGAGAGTGCGCTCCTCTGGATGTATGACAACGTTCATCCTGCCGCTCCTGCCGCCGCTCCCGCTCGTCAGACCGCTACGCCAATCACGACGCAACGAGCCCGCTCCACCGGCGCACGAGTGCCGTCCAATCTCAAAGCGAACGCTGAGGGCATTTCCGCTCTCATCGACGCGATGGGCCTCTGATGTCCTTTTCTTCCCTACCTCTTGCATTTTTTGCTTGACTGTGCAGTGCCGCTCGTGGTGAGCGGTTCTGCACAAACGCAGTACGGCGGGGGTCGCGTCCCGCAGCGCCAGTGATCAAAAGCAAGTCGCAGTAAGCCGGGTGTCGCGCACGGCGCTCAAGATCGCAAACAGACTGACATGCGGCGTAGTCAGAGTGTGGATCGTTTCTCTCTAAAGGAAAAAGCAATGGCTATTTCTTCTGAAGACCTGACCCGCCTCGGCAAGTCGAGTCTTGATCTCTATCTTCGCAATGAGCCGGTCGACCAGATCGCTCAGGAACGTCCGCTGCTTGAAATGCTCCTGAAGGGCAAGAAGCCTTTTGGTGGCGCCAAGCAGAACGTCGTTGAACAAATCCGCAAGGACTACGGTTCCAACTTCGCTTGGGCTTACGGTGAAGCCAAGGTGAACTTCCAGAAGCGCGATACGCTCGAGCAGGCTCAGTTCCCGTGGCGTCGTTGCGTGGACTCCGTGTACATCTCTTATGACGAACTCTTCTCCAACGGCATTAATGTCCGTGAAGGCGAAAAGGGTGCCTATCGTCTCGAGACGTCCGAAAAGGTCCAGCTGACCAACCTCCTTAATGAAACCAATCACGTGCTCCTTGAAGGCTTCCTGAAGTCTCTCGACAAGGAAATGCACCGTGATGGCACGGCTTCTGCCGATGCTCTTGTCGGCCTTGACGCTCTTATCGCTCTCGATCCGACCAAGGGCACGCTTGGCGGCATCGACCGTGCTAAGGCCGCCTACTGGCGCAACTACGCCGACAAGACGCTTGCCGCTGCTGACATGCTCGGCAAGATGGAAAAGGCATGGCGCTCCTGCTTCATGCATGGCGGTTCGCCTGACTACATCCTCGCTGGTGCTGACTTCATCGACGCCTACGCCAAGGCTGTGCCGGTTACGCGCAACGCTGACTCCGGTCGTCCCGTCAAGCTCGATGGCGGCATTGGCGAAGGCACGCGCACCGGCCTCTTCTTCAAGGGCAAGGAAATCGTTTGGGACCCGACGTTCGAGGACCTCGACGCGGCGGCCGGCTCCGCGGCGGCTGTCACTCCCAGTTGGTCCAAGCGCTGCTACTTCATGAACAGCAAGCACATCACGTGGCGTGATGACGGCTACGACATTGTGACGCCGGTCCGTCCGCATGACACGCTGTGCCTCTACATGATGGTCAACATGCGCGCCGCTATCTCGATCAATCGACCGAACAGCTGTGCGGTCCTGGCTCTTGCCTAACTGACTTTCTTCGCGGGCGCGTCGCGGTTCTGTGAGTTCTCTTACGTGACGTAGCCCGCACCAACTTTTCCAGAGGAAGAATCATGAAGGTTCAGACTTTTGAATACTGCGTTGCTCGAGACTCGTCCACGCAGATTTTTGTTTCCTGCCCGCCCTATGAGGCCGCCGTTATGTCGGTCCTTTTCGGCAAGACGAATGTCGTGAAGGGTGATGAAGTCGCCGTCATCGACGTTGAACCGGAAGCTGAAGCCGCTCGCCTTGCCAACAAGTTTGGTCTCGGCGTTCTCGAGCATGTCTACGGTGCCGCCTTTGAAACGACGCTTGAGTCTGCCATTGAAGCTTGCGCCGCCAAGGTCTCCAAGCCGAAGACTGTGAAGAAGACGGTGCAGACTGAGACTGTTGACGCTGAATAAAAAGGGGGCGGCTTATGGCACAGCCTCAAAAGTATGAGCGGAGTCACGACTTCGCTCACGATGAGCCGTCAAACATTGAAGTGAGCGCTCTCAACTCGGAGTTTGACGGCGTTTCTGTATCCATCGAAGGCATCCGCGAAAACCTCGCAATCATCCAGAACGACGACGGAAGCCTTGTGCACGGCATTGTCAAGCTTGAGACGCTTGGTGCTGACGTGATGAAGGCTTTCAGCGGTGTGGCTACTGATGCCACTGCGGCCGCCGTCTCTGCGGCTTCACGAGCTGAAGAAGCGGCTGGTAGCGCTGTCCGTGCTTCGAATGCGGCGGCTACTTCTGAGGCGACTGTCAAGCGCCTTGAAGAGTCAACGCGCATTAATGCCGAGGCGACTGCGGCGACGACTGCAAAGTTTGTTGAGCAGGTCAAAACTGCCGCGCCAATCATGGACAACATTGAGCACGTCATTACCGTCTCGGGGAATATCTCGGACGTTAAGAATGTGTCCAATGGTCTGATTGACATTAAGACTGTTGCGGGCGATTTGACAGGCGGCAAGTGTACGCCTGCAAAATTCTCTGCCGGTCGTCTGACGGATGAGCCTGCGCAGGACTGCACTGCCGAGGGCGGCAACATCAAGACTGTGGCGGACCACATCGTTGCGGTTGACAAGGTGGCGGGCGCTGTCGATGACGGCACGCTGGAGAAGGCCGCAAACTCTGTGGGGGCAAGCGCAGAGAATGCTCGTCGTGCGGAGGCCGCGCAGGCAGGAGCAGAGTCTGCCAACGCGTCCGCTCAGTCCGCGAAGACCAGTGCGGCGGGCTCTGCGACATCCGCGGGTTCGAGCGCCACGCTAGCAAAGAAGTGGGCTACGCAGATGGGCACGCCCGTCGAAGGCGACCTCTATAGCTCCAAGCACTACGCTGAGATCGCGTCTGGTGCGGCGGGATCGTCGTCTGAAATGCTTGAGGCGGTAAAGCTAGCGGGGCAGACTGCTCTTGCATCCATTACGCAGGAGGGCGGCACGCAGGTCGCCGCCGTCACGGCTGAAGGCCAGAAGCAGGTCAGGGCTGTGGAGACTGCTGGCTCTACGCAAGTCGGTGCCGTCAACGCAGCAGGTGCGGCTCAGGTCAAGGCGGTCGAGACGGCAGGCGCTACGCAGACCGCCAACGCGAAGGCGCAGGCTGATGCCGCAGCCAAGTCGGCTACCGCTGCATCGAGTGCACAGAAGGCGGCCGAGACTGCGAAGGCGGGAGCCGATACGGCCAAGAGCGGTGCGGAGTCAGCAAAGACTGCGGCCGTGACGGCGCAGGGCAAGGCCGAGACTGCGGCAACCACGGCGACGAACAAGGCGACGGAGGCAGGCACCAAGGCGAGCGAAGCGGCGAAGTCCGCGCAGGCGGCAGCAGAGTCTGCAAAGACGGCGGCCTACGCCATGCGCTTGACGTCTGTCAACATGAGCGCGAGCGGCACAGCGGCGATCACTTCTCTCACACCCCAGACGAACATCAAGGTGGGCGACACGGTCATCGACCCCGACGGCGAGGTCTTCTCGATCACGGCAATCGCGGGTAGCACCTTCACGGTGGGCGCGAAGCTCGCGAGCATCAAGGGAGCGAAGGGCGATCAAGGTGATGTCGGCCCCAAGGGTGAGACGGGCGCGCCGCTTTCTATCAAGGGGAGCTTCCCGACGCTCGACGAGCTTCAGGAGCAGCACCCCGCTGGTCAGCTCGGCGACGCCTACATGGTCGGCACGCACCTCTACTCGTGGAATGGCTCGGCATGGCAGGACGTCGGCGACATCAAGGGGCCGAAGGGGGACCCGGGCACCCCAGGTACGCCTGGGGCTCCAGGCGCCGACGGCAAGGACGGTGCGGCTGGCGCATCGGCGAGCATCACGGGAGCTACCGCCACGGTTGACGCCAATGTCGGTACGCCTTCCGTACTAGTCACCTCTGGCGGCACGGCGCTTGCAAGAACGTTTGCTTTTGCGTTCAAGAACTTGAAGGGGCAAAAGGGTGACCCAGGAGCCAACGGAGCTGATGGCGCCAACGCCGTCATCGCTGGCGCAACGGCTTCGGTAGACGCCACCACGGGCACGCCGAAGGTGACGGTGACCGTAGGCGGCACGGCTCAGGCAAGGACATTCGCCTTCGCTTTCACGGGTCTAAAGGGCGCGACGGGCCCCGCAGGTACAACGACGTGGGCGGGCATCACTGGCAAGCCGTCCTATTTCAAAGCATCAGGCATTTCTATGGGGAGGTTGCCGTAATGGCTTACTCAGCATTTGGGATCAACTACGACACGGCGGCGAAGATCTCTGCCTATGGCGGGGATGCCGAGACGCCCGCCCAGCCGATCTGGGCGGAAGACACACATCAGCTGTGGATCGTTCACGGCACGGGCGGAAAGTATCGCGTGGCGATGGCATCTGAGCTCGCAAGCTACCTGACGACGGCCAATGCCGCGGGGACGTACTTGGCCAAGGCGGATGCGGCGAAGACCTACCTTGGCATCAACGCCAAGGCAACGAGTGCGGCCAAGGCCGACTCTGCCACCACGGCGAACTCGGCGAACTCGGCGAATGCGGTGCCTTGGACCGGTGTCAGCGGGAAACCTCAGCTCATCCCCGGCACTGGTGACGCGGGAACGATCACGACGACTGAGACCGTCGTCGCGGCAACCACCGTGTCAGACACATCGGCGCGCTCGATGAGCCTTGCAAGTGGCGGCACGCTCACGGTCAACAACGGATCTGCCAACAAGGCATGGATCACAGTTGTGGCGTTGGCGGGGTCCGCAACGATCACTCTTGGCAGCTCTTGGTCGTGGAGCGGTTCTGCTCCGACGCTTGCCAAGGGGCTTGTGACGCTTGCATGGTACGGGACTTTTGGCGTCGCCACTTTCACCAAATTCGGGAGCTAACCGATGATCAAGACATGGACGTACAACGGCGTTACTTACCAGTCTGAATGGCAGGTGCGTCAGGACATTTTCACCAAGGACCATGTGTCCTTTGGTGAAGCGCCAGACGAAGGCAAGATCGCGTTTTGGGCGCAGTATGGCGTGACCTACTCTGAAAGAGAGCTGACGCCTGAAGAACAGGAAGCACAGAATCTTGCCATCGCCAAGCGTGAACGTGCAGCCAAGGTGGCAGCGATCAAGGTGGAAGTCGACGGCATGACCTTCGACGGCGATGAGTCCGCGCAGTCTCGTATGGCGCGAGCGATCACGGCGGCGGAGACGGCAGGACTTGAGTCGACTGTCTGGGTGCTCGCAGACAACACGGTTGCAACTGTCACGAAAGCTCAGCTCCAGCAGGCGCTCTCCAAGTCGATGCTCGCCATGGCGGAACTTTGGACTGCTCCATATTCGGAGGCTAAGGTATGAGACATCCTGACGGAGTCCAGATTGCCGTGGCGCTCGATCAACTGGTCAACACACTACTTGGTGGGTGGGCTGACGAGACGCTGAGCGCAAGGGCTTGGCGTCACAAGCTCGATGGGTCGAGGTCATGGCCTGCGTGGATCATCGACCACTTGTTCTTTTGGCAGGATAACCATTGTCGTACTGCGTGGGAGAGCGAGCTGAGCCGCGCTCACCTGCCGCCGTCTTTGAGAGGAGGGAAGGGATGCTGAATAAAGAATTGCTTATGGGGGCTAAGCAAGGTCAGAGAAAGGTGCAACTTACTATTAGGGTCTTTACTTTGCCTACCGGACAGATTTACGGTTACAACCGCGCGGATAATATGGGTTCACTAGACGCACTACCATGGTGGAGCTCGGAGGCAGAGGCTATGAATTTCCTAGCGTATTATCATATTTTCAAAAAAACAGGTTTCAAAGCGCCTAATGGAGTTACAGTCTTTGTTGAAGGCTATCCGCAATCCATTTCCAGTGGTAGCTGGCTGAATGGTGATCCCTATTCTATGGGTGGCGAGATCGGCGGCATCCGTTATCTAACCTTCGACCCCCCCCCTACCGGATATCTATAAGAAAGTCAAGCAGGTATTTACCCGCTCTCGAAAGGAGGGCGTGGTAAATGCTGGGGAAGGGAATGCTTATCGTGTCGGATACACAAGAAAAGGTAAATATCAGCAACGACACGGATTACACTGCACAGGTGGACCTCGCTGGAAAATTTCTCTCGACTATACCAGCTGGCAAGGAAGGGGAGGTCAGCGTACCTATAGGGGTTGTGGTATCTCTATCTTTCCCCGGTTGGGGTGGAGGCTTACCAGAGCCTGTCATCTCGAGCACATCGAAAAATATATTACTCATTGGCTCTACAGATTTCCAAGTAAAGCACCCAATGGCGAGCTCATACGTAGAGATCGATGCAATTTGGGGGTAACTTCACAACTGGAGGTGCCCTATGCTGCATAAGGCCCTTCTTTCTTCTCCGAAAGAATTCCGCGTCTCCATCGCTTCACGAAACCGCCCCGCCGGCCTTTCGGTCGACGGGGCTTTTTCTATGAGCTCGCCTCCGTTGGGTCGGTGCCAATCAACGGTGCTTGACTTGTCTTTTCTTCCACAAGACTGACGCTCTTTGATTGACTTACCTCTACTTAGGAGTAAGTCAATGGCTCAGGCTATCAAGTACAAGCGAAAGAAAAACTTCGCTGAAAACAATCCTTCACAGACTGACCTTGCTTCGATCAACGCGGAGCTTGATAGTGTAGGTCGGTCGATTAATACGACTATCGACAATGTATCCAAGGTGGTGCTGGATGACGGCTCCATAGCTACTGGCATTATCGGCGTCGATCAAATTACCGATGAAGCGCGTGAGTTCCTGCGCGCCCAAAAGGGGGATCAGGGTGAACGCGGTGAGCGTGGCCCTGAAGGTCCGCAAGGCGTTGAGGGCCAGCGCGGCCCTGTCGGTGCAAGCTATGACGCAGACGCTGTCGGCATGGCCTCTGAGCGTGCTCTCTACAACTCTCAGCAGAAGGGCTTTAGCTTCCTTGCTATGGACCTTGGCAAGCTCTACTGGAAGCTGTCTGACGGCAAGGACGACTGGTCTGAAGGTGTCACTTACGGCATGGGTCCTGAGGGTCAGCGGGGGCCGCAGGGCCTTCGGGGTGATCCGGGCAAGGTAGGTCTGCAAGGTCCTAAGGGTGATCCGGGTCCGCAGGGTGCGCCGGGCATTGACGGCAAGGACGGACTTGTCGCAGAGATTGATACCGCCTGGAAGACGGTGAGCATCATCGGCAAGCGTTCGATTGCCATTCGCCTGCGCGAGTCTGGCGGCAAGCTCACGCTTGAGCTGAATGCGGAGGTCTGATATGTCGAACTCACTTAGCTGGCGTGAGAAGACGCTCGGTGAAATGATGACTGAGCTGAAGGCTCGTCTTGGTTTCGTCACTCAGGGCGCAGGTTCCAAGCTCGTTGATCCCATCTTGAAGTCATTCCTTCAGGAGGGGCAGCACTACGTGTTCGATCAGCTTGATGCGCCTCTCGCTGTCAAGCGCACGACTATCACGCTGTCTCCCGGCTCAAAGCTCTACGACTTTCACAACGACATTGAGGATCAGGATATTGATCCGTATCTGGTTGAATCGATTGATGTCTATGAGACTGATGCGAGTGTCGTAAAGCTTGTGCAGGGCATTACGGAGGCTGATCGTTGTGACGACGTGAGCAGGGAATGCCCGCGCAAGTACGACACGCTTAACGGCCAGATTGAGCTTTGGCCGACCCCTGATCGTACTTATCCGATGGTGGTGCGCTATCGAGAAGGCCCTGCGCGTCTCGAGCAGGCCGGTGATCGTCCTTCGGTTCCGTCAAATCTCGTCTTTCTCTATGCGCTCGCTTCTGCGAAAGCGCATTACGGTCACGCAGACGCCCAGACTGCAGGGCAAATCTTTCAGCAGATGCTCCGTTCTGTGAAGAGCCGCAGGCATGAAAACCGTCGCTACTTTGCCGGCTCTACGGCTGTTGACGATGGTTTGTATGTCAAGCGTGTGGCCGATGGCTCTTACGTTCTCTGAGGTCGGATATGCAGATTAACTTCGACAGATTTGAGCTTGGTATCGACCTTCGCAAGGATGCGGCTGTCTCTGACGCCAACCGTCTGCGCGAGATGAAGAACGCCTATGTCACGACTGGTTTGACGACTGCAAAGCGTCCTGGCTTTTCTAAGGTCTGCACGCTCGAGCCGGGTACTTCAGGTCTGTGCGCCGCTCTCGGCAAGCTCCACACGTTCTATGGCAAGGGTACCGTTGCTCACGAGAACAAGCTCTTTGAGGCGCATAAGGTTGCACCTACTGAAGGAGAGAAGGACGTTAAGGACCTGTGGTATGCAGACGTATTCAACAACTTCATGTATGTGGCTGTTGAGTACACGGATGGCACGGTGCGTCATCACTATCTCGACGGCTCTTCCGCGACTCAAATCACTGACGAGAAGTGTCCGCACTCTAAGGCTTGCATGAAGCTGAAGAGCAAGCTCTTTGCCGTCGGCAAGGATGGCGATGTTGTGCGCTTCTGTGCCGCCGGTCGCCCGCGTGATTGGTCGGCCGCTGAGGATGCGGGCTTTCTTCCGACAGGCATGAATGCTCGAGGCGACAGAACTGCAACGGCGCTCGGTACGCAGCAGGGCTATCTGGCTGTGTTGACTCGTGACTCCTGCCAGTTGTGGAAAGTCGACCCTGATCCTAACGCAATGGGTCTCTATGACACGGTTGAGAACGTAGGGTCTACGTTCCCGAAGACGGTTGCGAATGTGTCTGGTGACTTGTACTTCTTGAGTGACTACGGCGTTCGCTCGGTGACGACTCAGGCCTACACGGAAAACTTGGTGGATGAGGACGTTGGTTCCCCGGTTGACTCGATGGTCAGACAGGCGATTGCGCAGGCTGAGACTGATGGTGTTGCGCCGAAGAGTTTCTACTTCTATGGCACGGGCCAGTACATCCTCAGCTTTGGAAATCATCTTTTTGTCTACTCGATTTCGCGCACTGCGAAGATTTCCGCGTGGTCTCACTACTACCTCAACTTCAAGGTTGATGCTGTTGCTGAGCTTGGCAAAAAGCTGTACTTCCGTTCGGGCGATGACATTTATGTTTTCGATGAAGACATTCATACGGACGGCGGGATTCCCTTCGAGACGCTAATTGAACTTCCTTACATGGACTTCAAGAAGCCAGGTCAGCTGAAGCAGGTGCTTGGCATTGATGCCGTGGTTCAGGGGTCGTGCTTCATCTCTGTCGGCTTTGACTCTCGTGATCCTGATGCATGGACACCTGAAGTGCTGATTACCGGGAACACTCGACCGGGCGGCACGATTCCTATCCCGTGCTGCGGCACTGAGATCAGCCTGCGCATTCGTAACTTCGACGACAAACCGTTCAAGCTCAATGCTCTGACGGTTTACTACAACCTGCTTGGGGTGCGCTGATGTACGGGTTCCACCTCATTGATAGATCGAATGTTGAGAACTTTGAGCTTGTTCGTGATCAGCTTGATCGCGTCCAGTCGGCCGCCAATGGTGAGTTCACGACTGAGGATTTGAAAACGTTGATTGAGCAGGGCCGCGCTTGGTCTGTATATCTCACGACAGATGCAGGCACGGTCAAGCTCGTTAGTGTTTGGGAGATGGTCTTTTATCCGCGAAGGACCAAGATCAACTTGATTGCTATGGCGGGTAGCGGTTTTCGGGAGTGCTGTGAGCAGTGGTATGAGTTTGTGAAAAACATCTGGCGTTCGCAGGGGGCGACGTCTGTTACTTGCTACACAAGCCCGGCTATGGCGAGGTTTTTGAGCCGTGCAGGTTTTTCTGAAAAGTATCGTTTTTTAGAGATGGAGTTATGACGATGCAAATGAGCGATTTCTTGGCGGCTGAGTTCGCCTATGTCGGCGGTCCGGGTTACGGCGCACTTCCCGAACACAAGGGCGATAAGATGCGCCCGCGTAAGGGCGGCGGTGGCGGCAATCAGGCTTGGGAGATCGAGCGTGATCGCCAGGAGCGTGCCGCTAAAGCTATCGCTGCTATCAATGGCGTTTTCGATGCTTCCGGTCGACAGAACCTCTATCAGAACCATCGTAATGCTGTGTACGACTTGAACACGAAAGAAGTTGAGCGACAAGCCAAGCAGATGGAGCGCGCAAACCGTTTCGCTCTTGCTCGCAACGGTCTGCTTGGCGGCTCTGCCGACGTTGACTCGAACGCTGAAATCAATCGTCGTACCAATGAAGGCCTGAGCAAGGCGGGCGGTATTGCTGATGCCGCAATGGCTGACCTGCAGAACGCAGACGAAAACGCTCGCAACAATCTGGTGAGCATGGCGAATGCCGGTACCGATGCGACGACTGCCGCTCAGCTTGCCGCGAACAATCTTCGCCAGAACGCCGATGCCGCTACGGCTGACCGTTCTGTTGCTTCGGTTGGCGATTTGTTCAACAGCATGGCGAATGCATACCTGTTCAATGACTTGAGCAAGTACTTGAACATGGCTGGCGGTGTCAATCCGTATGTTGCTCAGCAACGGCAGAAGCAAACTGGCACTGATCCGCATAAGACATATCAAGGTTCTTAAGGAGGTAGCTCATGGGAGGCGCCGCTATTGCGGGCTTGATTCTTGCTATTGTCGGCGCGGCTACGCAGATGTATGCGCAGGACCGCGCCAACAGGGCGGCTCAAGCTCAACTCAATGCAGGCATGCAACAGCAGAAGTCTGCGCAAGACAAGATCAATCAGCAGATTGCTCAGGCGACTGAGAACTACGCGTTGAAGAATCACACTGATCGCACGGAGTCTGAAGCCAATCGTATTTCTGCGGACATTAAGAAGGACGTTGCCGAGAGCCAGGCTATCCGCGATGAGCAGCAGGCGACTGCGGGTAATGTCTCATCTGACTATGCCGAGGCTCGTTCTGCCGCTCAGGCTGATACAGCTCAGGAGATGAACGCTTTTGCCGACCTCATCGGCCGCATTCGCTCTGCCGGCACGGCCCGACAGAAAGAAGGTTGGAAGACGAATCGGCACTTGCAGAACATCGGCTTTATTGGTCGTAATGCGCAGGGCGACTGGAGCGTTGCTCAGGCCAAGGCGAACGATGCTCTGCACTCTAAGGACGGCCTCGCCAACTTCGGCAAGCTGATGTCTGCGGCCGGCACCGTCATGTCGATGGGTAGCGCGGCGGCTGGCTTGGGCGCGGGTACTGCGGGAACCCTTGGCGCTGAGACTGCGGCCAATGGCGCAGTGGCTGGTGCGGGCGCGGCGGGTGTGGACGCTGTGAGCGCGGCCGCTCCGACTGTTGCTCCGACGCTTGCCAATCAGGCAAGTCTGTGGTGGAACGGCCTAAGCCCGTTGGCCAAGGCGGGCATGATCGGCGGTGGCGCAACTCTTGCGTCTGCCATTGCAACAAATCCGTGGAGGAAGTGATGCCGGATTACTCAAGGGCTGACTGGAGTCCGATTGCCAATGCAATCACAAACATCGGCACGGGCTTCGCAAACAATGCATTGAAGAAGGTGCAGATTGATCGCCAGCTCGGCAAGGACATTTATGAAGCCGCTCGCACCGAGGCGGCTACAAAGCTGAACCTTGCCAAGGCTGACGGGGAGACGATTAGGAATGAGAATCTGCGCAAGCTGTCAGGACTTTTCGATCCTGATAACTACACCCCGCAGGAGCTAAATGCTCTGGGCGCTGCGGCATCGCTTGGCAGTAAAAGCTACTCTGACGCCATGAGGGGTGGTCTCTATAGCCAGCAGGGGCGATTTAGGGATGAGCAGTATCGGGATGGTGACGGGGTGCAGAGGCTCTCGCTCGCTCTCGGCAAGGGCTTGAACCCTTACCACTTCGACAACAAGACGGGCGCTGTAACCAACGGGATGACGGGTGAAGTCAACTTTGATCCTGCGGTTGTTCAGCAGGTGCTTGATGTTGGTACCGCACTGAAGGCGGCTGGTGTCGGCTCCGGCTCTAGCTCGAAAGGCCCCCGACTGGCTACGCCTTCTGAGCTGAGAAGCATCTTCGCTCAGGTGGTTGAGGAAGGGGACTTCATGGGGAAGAAGGTAAAGAAGGAAATCCGAGATCAGGAAGCGATGGATGGGTTTGTGCGGTTTGCTCGGCAGAACGGCATTCCTGCTACTGCTGAGAATGCAATGCTCTATCGAGCGGGCATTCTGCAGTCCCAGCCCTCCGCTCCCGCTCAGGCTCCCGTGGCGGCCGCTCAGGCCGTACAGCAGTCGATCGTAAACCTTCCGCCGAAGGTTAAGGCTGTAGTTGAAAGATTGCCGCAGGATGCTCAGGACTACATTACTGATCTCTACAAGGACTATTACGCGGGCAATCTCAAGCGAGGGGAGTTGCAACAACTTCTTGTTGAAACGGGGTACTTCAAGTGAAGGCAAGCGAGTTAATTGATATGTTTGATGAGGGGATGAGCGCTGAAGCCTCTCCTTCTTCTGCGCCGGTCCCTGCATTGTCCGCAGAGGACTTCATTAATGCAATTGATGAGGGGAAGAGGGTTGCAGATTTGCAGGCAACTGCTGACTCCGGCGGCGTTCTTGATAGCCTGCAGGACAAGGCGGCTTCTGCAATCGCAGGCTTCCCGTCCGTCGGCAAGGCGGTCTATGACATTGGCCGCCTTGTGACTGGTGACAATGACTTCACAAAGCGCGGAAGCGAGTTCTGGGAAGGCATGGCGGATGACGTTCGCAATCAACTGATGTCAAAGTCGGGCCTTGCAAAGCGCCAGTTGATGAATCGCGTGATCGACTCCGATGACACTGACGCCGTTGACGTACTGAAGTTTGTTTTGGAAAACCCGGGCGCTGCTGTCGACATGGGTATTGAGTCCCTGCCGACAATGGGTGCGTCTGCGATGGGTGGCGGTGGCACGGCTATGGTTGCTAACGCGGGCGCAAAGATGCTCGGCAAGCAGTTGACAAAGCAAGCATTGGCGAAAGCGGCGACGGCCGGCACTGTCGGCACGAACGCCCTGATGAATGCGGCGGATACATTTACTGCTGATGACGTTGCGAACCTTCCGCTTGCTGATCGCTACAAGGGTGCGGGCGTATCTGGTGCGATTAGCCTGGCTCTTGGCAAACTTCTTGAGGGCGGCGCAGAAGGCATGATTGCTCGCAAGATGGCGGGCAGTCCTTCCAAGGGCGGCGTCGTCGGTGGCGTTGTAAAGGGCGCGGCAACTGAAGCTCCGCAGGAATTTGGTGAAGAGAGTGGCAATGCTGTAGGCGAACAGGTTGCTACTGGTGAGCGTAATGTCAATAAGGTGCTCAAGCGCGGCACGCTCGGCGGTACCGTTGGCGGGCTGATGGGCGGCGCTGTCGGTTCTGTCTCTGCCGGTTCTGCTAGTGGTCCTAAGGCGCAAGCACAGAAGGATGCGCCTGCCGAGTATGCTCCGACTTCAAAGACGCTTGATGCTCTCGGTGCAGAGATTGAGAGTGGCCCTGTTGAGGAGCGTCTCGAGCGTCCTGAGCCGAAGATCGCCGAGGCAAGCAACAGCATCGTTGGTGAAGGCAAGCGCATCGGTGAGGCTCAGGAATTGCCTGACGGCCGTGTCGTGCGTGTGCAGAACCGAGATCGCTCCTCTGGTGCGTCTGTCGCCCAGATGACGAAGATTGCAAGCAACTTGGACTACGGCCGCATGTCGCCCGGTAGAGACTTCGCTAATGGCGCGCCTGTTGTCGCCTATGGCAATGTTGATGAAGCGCACAAGGGCAAGACTGACTATGCAGTTACCGTCGACGGTGAGCGCATTCCCGTCCGGTACGCTGTTGTTGAGGCCGGCGACGTACTGGCCTCTAATGACGTGTCTGGTAACGTGGTCAAGGAGTACAAGACTGCGGGCGCTGATCGTATGCGCGCCATTGCCGGTAATGGCCGCGTTGCTTCTACTCAGCGTGCTTATGAGCTTGGCAAGGCTGAGAACTACCGCTCTGAGCTGATTGCTGATGCCGCAAGTCATGGTGTCGATCCTGCGGTTATTGAGCAGATGAAGTCTCCCGTGCTTGTGCGCATCATGCCTGAGGACAAGATTCGCACTGACGTTGGTTCTATCTCGAACACGAGTTCCAATCTGGATATGAGCGTTGTCGAGAAGGCGAACGATGACGCGGCAAACATTGACTTTGAACGCCTCGAGTTTGACGAGAACGGCAATCCGACTGATGAGACTGTCCGCCAGTTTGTTGGCAGCTTCCCGCCTGGGCAGGCTGCAGGCATGATGTCCTCTGATGGTACTGTCTCGAAGTCTGGTGAAGCCCGCTTTGGTGCGGCGCTCTTCAAGAAGGCGTATGACAATGATCAGCTTACTGCGCTCTATGCCGAGACGACTGACGGTGAAGCGAAGGGCGTTCTCAAGGCTATGGCCGCTGTGGCTGGCAAGATGGTTCGCCTCGAGGGCGGCGGTGATCTTGACTTGCGTCCTATTATTGCTGAAGCGGCTCAAATCATCGTAAATGCGCGACGAGAGGGCAAGACGGTTGCACAGTATGTGGCTGAGGGGTCTCTTGGTCAGAGTGGTGAGGCGGCCATTGTTGCTGAGGCTCTGGATGCTAACAAGCGTAGCGTCAAGGAGATGACTCGCATCCTTGGTGAAGCGGCAGATACGGCCTTTGATGCGATGTCTCCTCAGGAAAGTCTTATTGGAGAGAAGCCGACGCGAGAAGATGTCTTCAACAAAGTAAAGGAAGAGATTGATGCAAAACGAGAAGCAGGAAAACAACAGTCTGAAGAGTCCGCAGAATCCACAGAAGAAAAGCCTATGGAAGACGGAGGAAGGTCATCAGCTGTTGAGGAAGATGTTCAGCGGGACGCCCCTGAGCCCCGAGGACAAGATGATGTTGAAGCGGATGGCAGGCAAGAAGTAGATGGCTCTGAACGCGAAGAAGAAGTCAAGCTGTCGCGTCGTTCAGTTTCTGTTGCCAAAGAAAAGATTCAGTCTTTGCTTGATAGGATCCGAAACGGAGAAACCAAAAGCGGTCGAGGCCGAGATTCTTTTGAGGATTATTTCCCAGTAGATGTCTCTTTTGTCGAAAAGGCTCGTTTAGCGGGGGTTGACATTGATGAGGGCTATGTACATTCTATTGACGATAGCTCTGTAACCCATACGAAATCACATCACGGGTCGGATAAGGAGTATCAACGAGGTCAGATTCCGTGGACCGATGAGGATTTTTTGAAAATCCCGGATGTCGTCTCGGATCCTGACAAGGTTGAATTTGGTGGGCGTACTCGTTATAACCAGCAACCGGCACTCAAGGTCTATAAGAAATTGGATGACGGTACAGTTGTCGTGTTGGAGGAAGTAAGAAAAGGCCGTAAAAAGCTAATGCTTCAAACGGCCTATATTCAGAAACCCTCGGCGCCACGTGCGAAACATCAAGAGATTGATGTTGCGTCGCGCACACGTCCGAAACGATCCGAGGCCATTCCTGATGAAACTATTGTAGGTCATAATGATCCTGATGTGAAGGGGTCGCGTCGCGGCAATACCGATGAGGCAAAGCGCCAGAAGGCGAAGGCCGAGATTGATAAGGCTCTGGCGTCAAGTGCTGATGTCGGTGAGGCTTATCGTACTCTGCGCGATGACGGACGTGTGCACGTCGTCGAAGAGACGCGAGACATACCTGCTGATGTCCGCAAGCGTGGGCAGATTGTTGATGGTGATGGTGGCATTCAGGGCCTCTACGATCCGAAGACTGGGAAGGTCTATCTTGTTGCAAACAACTTGACGACGAATACTGCTAAGGGTGTTTTCCTGCATGAAGTCGGCGTGCATATGGCTGCCGACGCGAAGGAGGAAGTTAAGGCCCTGGCTCTTCGCGCTCGCAACATGATCAACAATGGCGCTCGCAACGGCGATGCCACTGCGCTTGCCGTGAAGCGTCGCATGGTTGATGCAGGCTTGATCGCTGACGTTAAGGAAGACATTAAGCCTGGTGATGCTGAAGAAGCGTTTGCTTATCTCGTTGAGGTTGCCGCCAATGCCGACAGTCGCAGTCCGTTCCGCAAGTGGTGGGATTCTGTTACTGCGAAGATCAAAAACTGGCTTGGCAAGATCGGTATCAAGATGGAGCTGAAGCCCGAGGAGTACGTTGAGCTTGCTCGCGGCAACGCCGACGGCCTCGCTCATGTTCGCGGCCGCAAGCTCAAGCTTGGTGAAGGTGTCAAGAGGTCTGTGCTTGGCCAGTCTGTCAAGAAGCATCTTGGCGGCGAATGGGGCAGGGCCATTCAGCTTGATGAGACGGGGCGACGCAAGTTTGCCTGGGGTGAGCATGCTCTTGTGGGCACTACGAATGTCGCCCTCGATGTTCTCGAGGCGGCCATTCCTGCAATGCGCACGGCATATTCGATCCGCTACGCAAAGCCTGAGGTGCGTCGTCAAATCCGAGACTATGCGGCTCGCTGTGACAAAGCGGTTCAGGAAGCTGGCGGCGTCGCTGAGGAAATGATGAAGTGGTCTTCTGAAGATCGAAAGCTTCTGAGTGATGCTGTTGAAAAGATGCTTGCTCCGGGCGTGAATCCTCCTCAGCACGTCGTCGAGGCGGCGGCGAAGATGTCTGACTTGATGACGAAACAGACTCAGGAGCTTGTCGAGCTTGGCATGCTTTCTGAAGAGTCTGCGGCTCGTTGGCGCGGCCGGTACCTTCCGCGATTCTATGAGAAGCGAGGACTTCTGCCGGGTGAAGACTTCTTTAAGAATATGTTCCGACGCAACGGTGCGGGCCGTGGCATTGGCGGAGGCTCGCTGAAGGGGCGCGGGTGCTTCAAGGTTGTGGACGCGGCGGCCGTTCCTGATTTCGTCAAGCTTGGCTGGGAGGTCCGCGATGCTCGCTACGAGTTCAAAGAGAAGCAGGGTGTTGTCGTCGACCTCGAGCACAAGAAGCATCTTGAGACTGGTCAGCCTGTAACGATCTGGCGAGACTGGACGCCTGAAGAACGTGCCCAGATGGGCGAGATTCGAGACGCCGGCTATCGCTTCGCGATGGGCTGGATGCAGATGCAGCAGGACATTGCGCTTGGTCGACTCTTCAAGGGCATTGCCGAGAACTCCGAGTATTGCTCAAACTATGAGCAGGAGGGGTACAGCAAGGTTCCTGATACTGAGATTGCCGACACGGGCGGCGTAAAGCGCTATGGCGTCCTTGCTGGTAAGTATGTGCGTGACGATGTGCTTGCCGCAATCATGCCGCATGCGGAAGTTCAGACGGGTTTCATGCGCGGATACAAGAAGCTGATGGCGTACTGGAAGGAGGGTAAGACTGCTCTCAATCCTGTCTCCCATATGAACAACGTCGTCGGCAACATCGTGATGGCTCATCTTGCAGGGGTCAACATGTGGGACGCGGTGTCCTATGCAAAGACTCTGACGGCTATCAAGAACAACGAGGACTGGATTAAGGAGGCGCAGGAAGCGGGGCTTTACTCTGGTCTCTTCACTCGTGAAGAGATTGCCGAGATGCTTCCCGAAGAGTTCAGCAAGATGCTTGACTCCGAGAAGTCTGCGGTTGCTCGCGGTGCGGACTGGGTGTTCACGTACATGATGAACTACGGTTTGCGCAAGGGCATGCGCTGGGCGTATGAGTTTGAAGATAAGGTGTTCCGACTCCTTATCTACAAGTCTGCGGCTGATCGCGGCCTCAGTCCGAAGGATGCTGTTGACTACACGCTTAAGTTCATCCCGACATACGACGACTTGCCGGGTGGCGCTCGCAAGATCAGAGATACGGCAATTCCTTTCTTTGCGTGGACCTACAAGACGCTGCCGATGATCTGTGTCATGGCGGCTCGGTACCCGTGGCGCTTTGCCGCTATTGCGACAGTGCTCCATACGGCGAACGCTTTGAGCTATGCGATGGGTGCGGGTGACGATGATGACGATTGGTTTACCCGGTTCAAGAAGGGTCAAAAGCTTGCGGAAGCTGAAGGCAAGCTGTTGCCTGAGTACATGCGCGGCTACGGTGCTTTTGCAAACCCGAAGTTCCTGCGTCTTGGCACTGACGAAACAACGGGCTTGCCTATCTACTGGAACATCAGCAACTTCATCCCGGGCGGCGGAATGTTTGACGTCGATAACCAGATGGGCGGCATGCCGTTCCCTGAAGTGCTCAACATCAGCAGTCCTGCGTACTCGTTGTACTGTGCGCTTTTCTTGAATAAGGATACGTTCATGGGGCAGCCGATTACTCTTGCTTCTGACACGGGTAAGGAGGCGGCTGAAAAGCGTGCGGCCTATGTGTGGCGTCAGATTGCCCCCGCGCTTGCGGCGGGCGGCTATCACTTCGAGCGAGTTGCAAACGCTATGGCGAATGCTACTGGCAATGAGGTGTTGGGGTACACGGGCATTGGTCGAAATGGTCAGGCGGTGACGCCCGTGAACGCCTTCTTTAATACCGTTGGCATCAAGGTTCGAGACGTTGACTTTGAGCAGGAGCACCAGCGTCGCGGCGCGGCAATCAAGCGAGAGGAAAAGGAGCTTATGTCGAATATCAGGCATATGGCCTCTCTTCTCAATAAGGGAGCCGTTACCGAAAAGGCGGCTCGCGAGTATGTCGAAAGCCAGAAGGAAAAGCTCAAGCGTCTCGGAGAAAAGGCGCGAGACTTGACGGCGGCGGCCGAGAGCAGAGAAGCCAACGTTCGTAAGTAATTGGGCGTTTTTAGAGGCAGATGGCTGAATTTTCCATCTGCCTCTTTTTTTGCTATACGGTTCTGGAATGTCGGGGGGAATGATGCCTTACAAAGATTTTTCGGAGTTCCAGGCGCTTGCGGCGTCTGGGGGCTTCGCCGCCGTGTGCGGCTGGCTCAACTACCTGTTATCCGTGCAGGAGGGGAGGCCGTTTTCGTGGCGCGAGATGATTTTGCACTGTGCGATCGGCGCGATGTGCGGGTTGATCTCGTATGAGCTTCTTGCGTTTGAAGGGTTCCCGCCGGGCGTGTGCGGTGCCTTGTCGGGCATGGCTGGATGGGGCGGCACTCGCCTTATCCGTCTGATCGGGATTGCTTTGGCTAAACGTGCTGGCGTGACTAAGGAGGAATTGAATGACAAGTGAGAAGCGTGCTTTTCGTGCGTGGCCTGCGTCGTGCGCGACGCGGTTTATCGAGGACTTTGAGGGGCGTCGCTTGGTTGCTTATCGATGCAGTGCCGGAGTGTGGACCATAGGGGTTGGCCATACCGGTCCTGAGGTCCATGAAGGCTTGACGATTACTGACGCTCAGGCGGACGAATGGCTTGCGTCTGACATCAGGAAGGTGGCCGATGACTTGTCTCGGTATATCAATCACGACGTAACGAAGGGACAGTACATCGCCTTGATCTCGCTTGCCTTCAACCTTGGAAGCTATGGCGTCATCACCGGGTGCCCGAAGCTTCTGTACAAGCTCAATTCCGGGGACATCGATGGGGCGGCTCTCGAGTTCTTGGATTGTGATCGTGCCGGTGGCAAGAAGGTCCCTGGACTCACGCGCAGGCGTCAAGCTGAAGCGCAGATATTTCTTGGCGAGGCGTAGTCAATTGGGGCATGAGAGAAAGAGTGCCCAGTAAGCTGAAAAAAAGCCGCTCAGTTGTGGCGACTGAACGGCTTGGATAGACCTTGAGTTGGGGTTCTATGGAGCATATTTTATCAAATTTGATTGTGGCTTTGCGGCTCGGGGAGCTAATGATGGTTGAGGAGTTGACTTGGCAAGCCGTAGGAACTTACGCAGTCTTCTTCGGTTTGGGGGTGAGCCTCATTGCGCTCATCTCTGCGAAGGCGGTAAAGGCGTGGAGAGAGGCGCTGAAATGATCCAGAAGACGGTCGGTGTGCTCTTTGCGGGCGTTGCCATTTTTACAGGCGGGTACCAGTATGCCGCCGCGCTCTACGGCGAGGACATTGCCGCCTTGCGCGAGGACTACGCAGCGAGGGCGCAGTCTCTTGAGGTCAAGTACAGAGAGAAGGAGAGGGGCTATGCACAGAGTC